CGACGCGCGTGTCACCGCTGCCGACGCCGCTGTTGCTCCAGAAGCCGACGCGCACGTAGGCGGTCAGCGCAGGCGCAACGGCAGACAGCGAGGACAGCACCCAGCGCTCAGACGACGAGGCCGGCTTCTGGATCAGCGCGCCGTCAACCGGCGAACCAATCTGCACATGCGCCGCGTCGAACCACCACAAGCGCACGCGACCGGCGCTGGTTCCGCCACTGGACAGGCGCACGTAGATGGACGCATTGATGGTCAGGCCTGGAGTGGCCGGGAACTCGGCGTTCTGGCCGATGACCTCGCCATTGTCCAGCGCCAGGTTGTACGTTCCGGCTTGGCTATTGAGCGTGGTGACCGCGGTGCTACCAGCGCCCGAGAACGTCCAGCCAGTCGTGTTGCCAGTGTCGAAGCCTGGATTGGTCAGCGCGGTCGGAACCGGCGCGATAGGCGTCAACGGCTGGACGAGCGAGCCGGTTGGGTAGGGAGTGCCTGGTGACCAAATAGGAGTTGCCATCAGACTGCTTGATTCCCTGCGGTGCCGTTGCGGTCTGCGCGGACGCCCGTGCCATAGCGATCAACGACCGTAGCCGGAGGAGTGGTGGCCGGATCGGTCGGCGTGGTCGGAGATGCCGGTACGCCGCCCTCAGTGTTCTCAGCAACCGTGCCACCGTCAATGGTGGGCCACACAGGCTCCACGGTGCCGGAGCGCGGTGTAGCGCCATACGTCTCGATGACGGTGTACTCGAAGCCATTGCTCACGGTCGGTTCCACCACGTCGCCGTCGGCGCGGGCCACGTTCGGCGCCCAGGCCACGCCAGCAGGTCCAGTGCGGCTTGCACGGTAGAAGTAGCCATTGGGGGTCGTCGGCTCCACGATGTCGCCAGGCTTGTAGGCGGTGTTGGAACTCCACTCGGTCGCCGACTGAATCCAATAGTGGTACACCTCGCCGTTGAGCCATTCGGCCGCAACGTACAGGTAGCCGAGGAACGGGGCGGCAAAGTGGATTTCTTTCAGCGGCATCGTGCTGCCTGCCGACGGGTGCCGCAGGATGTGGATGACGACGTTATCGTCCAGCGATTCCACCGGCTCCCACGCAAACACGTGCAGCTTGTCCTGAAACGCGCACATGCCCTTGGTCTGGTCGGGCGGCAGCGAATACGCGCGCCGAGTGCCTGGCCTGAACTTTATCGAGTTGGTTTCGGTGACGTAGCCGTTTACAAGGTCGTAGAGGCTGTCTTTTGACGCGCCACCCTTATCCCTGAGCCGGTTGATGCCGCCCTGTGCCGTCGTCAGTGCGAACGGCCTCACGGATCACCCGGATAGCCGGTTAGGATGGGCAGCGGCGGCGTGACCGACTGACGCTGGCCAGGCACGTAGCGGCGCGTGCCGTGCGTGCCGGCGGTGAAGTTGCGGATCATGTCCTTGAACTGCTGCATGTAGTTGGCAGCGTCAGGTTGTCCGCGGTGCGCCTTGGCGTTGGCCAGCGCATACAGTTGGATCAGCTCGTAGTCGATAGTCGATACGTCGGTGTCGTCCACGAGCGGCGCGAGGCCGAAGTAGCCGCGGATGCGCAACTGCCAGTCGGTATCGCCGGGCGGCGGCCATACCTCGATGCACTGTCGGATTTCGTAGTGCGTCGGGATGGACTCAATGTCCCCGTAGTACAGCTCGGGACGGATGCCAGCCACGAGCGGGCGCCAGAAATTGCTGTCCTGCGAGATGCCAACCCATGTGACCATGCGCGGGTCGAGCTTCTTGGTGCAGCCGTACAGGTTGTCGGCGAAATCGTAGAATCGCACGCTTGGCGTCATGTCCCAGGTGAAATAGCGCTCCATGCGGAACACTTTGTACTTGCGGTAGATTTGCTCCTGTGCATCCGACAAGTAGCTATTCAACTCCAGCGTGACGCCGGGCATGAGCGACTGGACTTGCTCGGCCATGCCAAGGCGGACAGCTAGGTACGCGCGCATCTGCGCCAGAGTTTTGCTCGGGTAGTCGTCGTCGCAGGAGCAGTTGAAATTGATCTGGCCGTACACGGTGAACGTGATGGCGCTCGGGAGCGCGGGCGCATACGGGCCAATGGTCGAGGTGAGCGAGCCGGCCGTCACCGTCATGGTGGCGAGGCCGTCGGCGACGGTCGTGGAGAATGGCGTGGCCGTCGTGGCGTCACCCGTCAGTACGGGCCAACCAATGACGATGCCGACTTGCGGGATGTCGCCGTCGGTGGCGCGAACCACGATGTCGAAGGTTTCGCCCTGAGCCGCAATGGTGTTGTTGCCGCTGACGATGGTAAGGACTACTGCCACGGCGACTCCGAATAGAGAGGAGGCCGGGGTTACCGGCCTCCAGGTGGATCACTTGGCCTTGGCGGGCACCTTGGCGGTCTTGCGGTTGTCGATGTTCTCGGACGCAGGCACAGCCTTCGCACGACCCTTCGACTTTTTGAGGCCCATCTTGGCAGACAGTTCGTCGGCATCGCGATACACGCGAGAGACGACTTCCGGCTGTCCATTCTGGTTGTACTTGGATTGCAGGCTACGCAGGACGATAGCAGCGTTGGTTTCCGTAGCGGCCTCGTAAACAGGCTCCACGTCATCAATGTCAGTACCGACTTCATAGCCTTTGAAGTAGACATGATCCTCGCCGTGCAACGCTTTCAGCACCGGGATTTCATGGGCGAAAACTTCTGCGCCGATGATTTCATTGTTGCTGCGCTCGACGAGCACGTCGTACACCGGAAGCATGTCGGCTTCTTCTTTTGCCACTTCTTCTTTCGCAACGGTCGCGGTTTCGTTGGTCATTACTGTACGCCTCGCAGGAACGGGTTGAGGGTCTGCGCCGTGCCGCCCGTGGTGACGTTGGTACGAATGTACTTGGGCAGGTCGGTCAGCTCGAATACCATCGCCACCGACTGCGCGGCATTGATGGTGCGGATGGTGGTCCAGGTCGTGTTGTCAGGCGAACCCTGGATGGCAAGCACGATTGCGCCGGCCATCGGTGCGTCCAGCTCCAGCGTGCAATTGCCGCCAGTGAAGAACGGGGTCTCGCCCAGTTCCACGCCGGTCTGCGCAGCGACAACTGCGACAGCAACGGTGGGAAGTGCTTTGATCATTGGCATTTCAGTATCTCCGAAGATTTTTGAGAGAAGCCCGGCCGAAGCCGGGCATCAAGGTCAGGCAATGGTCAGCACGGCCAGGCCGTTACGACGGTCGGTGGTCAGGCGGTACGAGCTGGTGCGTGCCCAGTAATGCACGTAGCGGTCGTACATGCGCGGCGGCTTGCGATCCAGCATCCAGAAGCCTTGCACCGGACGCAGGGTCAGGGCAGGTTCGGACACCATGTACGCACGCTTGGTGTAAAGCGTGGCCGGGGTGTACTTCGCGTCCAGCAACTCGAACGTCGGGTCCCAAATGACCGGGATGCCGTTGAAGTGCGTGGAGGCGACGCCACCGTCGTAGTTGGTGCCTTTCCCGCTGTTGTCCATGCGCACTTCGAGGTGCGAGATGGCGCGGTTTTCCTGCTCCAGCTTCTCGATGAACGCCTGGCCAGCGAAGATGCGGGTCGGGGCTGCGCCGCCGAACTTGGTGCAGGCACGCCACATGGCCTTGAGCGCCGTGTTGATGTTGCCGTCGGACGGGGTGGTGGTCACGATGCCCAGGCTGGTGTTGTTGACCCAGTAGGTGTTCGTGGTCGAGTTGATGCCGCCGACGGTGGTGCCGGCCGGGGTCAGGGCAATGATGCTGCCGATACCCGGGACCGCCTTGGTGGACTGGGTGCCGTCGTACAGGAACTCGATGGCCAAGTCCTCCTGCGTACCACGCTTCATGGTGGTGTAGGCGGCTTTCAGGCGGCTCCAAAGGATCGACTTCTCGGCGCCGGATGCCACAGCCTCGCGGTCGTCGGTCTTGATGATGCCCGCAGCTTTCAGGGTATCTTCGTCGAAGCCGAAGCCGTTGTGGTAGTTGTACCAGGCCCACTGGGTCAGGCGGTTCGGGTCACGGCTGTTGTACGTGACCTGATCGGCGCCGAAGTAGTTCTGGCCGTTCGATTCGTTGGAGATGTAGATGTTTTCGGAGTAGAACTGGCCAACGGCCGGCTGCTCCTTCTTGTTGGACACGAGCCACGAATAGAACGGGTGGGCCGTATTGATCTGGTCCACGGGGTCGTTCTTGGCGAAGTCGGAGATGGCGTAGTGGCCAATCTCGTCGATTTGGGTTGCGTTGAATGGCATGTTGGCGCTCTCGGAAGAAAGGAAGGGTGTGATCACCTACCCGCTTCGAGCCGCGCGATGCTCGCATTGACGCGCTACCGGGGGACGAGTCCGGCTATTTCAGTCCTCTTATGCGGTTGTCCGTGACGGACGGCGTGACGATATTCGGTATACAGAAGCGTTGTCAAGTCCCGGTTACGCATCCGGGGTCGCTTTTACGACCGAGTTGCCAGGTGCCGCGACACACCTGTCAATTTCAGCCCCGGAATGGCACCCCGTCGCGGGCCGCGGCAGCTTTCAGTGCAAGGTTCATCACGTCATCCATGCCCGACGGCTCCGGATCACCAATCGCGCTGGCCGGGGTAGTGCCGGCACGCATCGGCTGGTTTCGCAGAGGCGGTACTGTCGCACGGGCAGCCGGCGCCGTAGCGGCAGGCAGGCGAACCTGCTTGTACGCATCCCGGTACAGCGACGCCCACTGACTCGGGTGCGACTTGGCAAACAGCGTTTTCATCACCGGCTCCAGGATGGCAGCCTTTTCCTGGAACCGCGGGTCGATGGCGGTGTATTCCTCGCCGAGGGCGTTCAGTTCGTCTACGGCGCTCGCGCGGGCCGATTCGGCCTCGGTCTGCTGCTGCCGGCTCTCGATGGACTGGCGCTGCTGGGTCTCATACGTCTGCGCCTTGTGCCGCAACGCAGCAAGCTCCAGTGCGCGGGCTTGATCCACGTCTCCGTTTTCCACGGCCTCGCGCAAATCACGGTTGCCATCCTCGGCCAGCGGGTCATAGCCGCCGCCCTGCCTGCCGAGCTTCTGGTAGACGTTTTTCAACTCCATCTCCAGCCCAGCCGCCGTCTTTTCCAGCACGGAGAAGTCGGAGGACTGGATGCCGGCTGCCATCGTCAGCGCGCGGCCCATCGTATTGAGGTCCAGCCCGTTCTGCTCCAGGAATTGCTCGGTGTGCGTCCACATCTCGGCCGGGCGCGACAGTTGCTCGACCTGCTGCTGTAGCGGCTCGATCTGCTTGGCTTGGGCGCTCAGCTCGCGGAATCGGTCGGTCGCCTTCTGCGTGCGCAGGCCCAGCGACTTCGCCTCCTCCTCCAGCGCGGCAGCGGCCCTCTCATCCTCCGTCAATTCCGGCTCGACGACAGGCTCATCGACCACCGGCTCCTCTACGACCTCCTCCTCGACCGGAGCTTCCTCGACGACGGCCGGCTCGTCAGCGACGACCTCGGACTCCTCGACAACGGGTGCCGGTCCATCCTGCTCAGCAGCGGACGCCATTGCCGCTTCGATCACGGCATCTTCTTCTGGGGTTGGGGCTAATTCAGGGGGCATCGCGGGCCTCTTATGCTGCGGGGTTGGGATTCATCGGGCCGGCTGGCCCAGTGGCAAAGTCATTGGTCGGTGGAGCGGTCATTTCGGGCGGGGCCATGCCACCGGACGGGTCTGGCTGCATCATGGCGTCCATCGGCATCGCCTCGGCGGGCATCATGTCCTCGGCGCTCATGGAGCTACCCGACAGTTGCAGCGTGATGTCGGCCAGGTTCTCCAGCTTGTCGGCAACGTCAGCAGGCGAGGCGCCACGCATCCCGCCGACCTTCTCGATCAGTTCCATCATCAGCGGCATGGTCTGTGCCCACGCATTGCGCTCGGCGGACAGGTTGGGCTTGCCGGTGCTGCCGGCCTTGATGCTCACTGTCACCAGCGAGGCCAAGTCGGACACCGTGGCGGCTTCCGGCCACACCGCTCCTGGGCCGGCATATTCCACCGCGTCCTCGAAGGTCAGGCGTTGCAGCAGCATCTCGGCCGTCGCGTTGGCGAACTCGCCCAGCGCGTTTTCCAGCGGCTCGCGCATGAAAGCGGTGCGAGTGCTGAACCCCTGGTTCTGGATTTCAGACTCCGTGGCCGTCTGCTCGACGCGAACCGCGCCCTGCATGGCCTGCTGGATGCCCCAAATGCGCTCTATGTTGCGGTCGATGGTCTCGGTTTCGTACAGCGCGGGGTCAAGCCGAATGGTCGGCTTTTCCATGAAGATGTTCTGGATGGGCGTGTTGTCGATCCCATTGATGAGCGTAATCTCACCAATCTCGGACTGCGTGATCTTCCCGGCCTCGTCCTTATCCAACAACCCAGCGTTGCCAAGGATGCCCTGCAATGACCGATTGCGCGCCTTTTTCAGCGCCGACAACCTACCATTACGCTCATCCTGCAACCCATACGACCGCTGCACGAGCGACTGCGGATACCGCTGCCCGTCGGCCTCGACCGGGGCGATGGGGTAGAACGGGTAGAAGCGAGTGACTGGCACCTCGGGAGCAGCAGGCGGACGCGGATAGCGGTCCAGCCCCTCGCACACGAGCCGGACCACGCCGCCTTCCTTGTCCCAAATCTCGTGGAAGCACAGGAAGTCGCCGGTTTGCGCCTCGTTGAACTCGGCCGTGGTGCCGTCGCTCGACTGGCTGAACTGCGACGCCTGATCGGCGGTGGCTGTGCCCCAGGACGGGTGGTTGTCGATGTCCACCATGATCCGGACACGCGGCTTGCGCTGCGAATACTTCTTGGCCTTTATCCAGCACTCCTTTGGCACGTCCGGGAACATAGCCTTGGCCGCCATGACCGACATGAAGCTGCGGTGGGCCAGCCACGGCATCGAGGAGGTCTTGGTGATGCGGGTGACGCCGATGGGGACGGTCATGTCCTCGGAATAGATGTAGTCCACCACCAGTCCGTGCGCCGTGATGACCTCTTTGGCGGCATCCAGCGCTGTCTGCTCCTCGACGATCTGCTGGCGGAGCTGGTCCAGCGCTGGCGTGCTGGTCGGATCGGCCGCTTGCTTGCGTAGCTCGTCGATGCGGGCGATGTTGGTTTGCAGCGAATTGAGCTGCTTGACCGTGATTGGGTCGAGACCGGCGTCCTCCTGCCAGGTGCCTTTGAACCAGCCCACGGCGGTTGTCAGTGCGCCGCCGATGGTCGCGCGGACCTCCTCCTTCAGCTCGGCAAGCTGCCAGGATCGGGAGATGAGCAGTTCCAACGTCTCGCTGAACCGCTTCCGCTCGTCACGGTCCATCGCGCGCTTGCGCATCTCGGCAGCATAAGCAGCCATCTCTTGCGCGTATCGGGCGGTGTCCTGCTGGTGCTGGGCGAACTCCTGCTGGTATTTGATGACCTCGGGCGCCAGCTTCTCTTGGACCGTCGGGTCTGCCATTGCCGCGGCAAGCGCGTCCGGGTTGCCTTGGATCATCGCGAAGCTCGGCAACTGCATCAGCGTCACCATCGGGTCCACCGGTGGCGGGCCAGGCGGGATGGGCCGCGGCGTCATCGGCATGGAAGTCTGCCGGGCCGGTGCCACCGACACATCGGGATTCTTGGCGTACAGCGACGGTTTCATCGTGTCGATGTTGGAGCCGATGATGTTGACCGACACCTCATGCGCGCTCAGGCCAGCTGCATACCCGCGGCACGTGGCCATCTCGGCATACGCCTGCTTGTCGAAGTCGCGGCACTTCTCGATGGTCGACAGCCAGTGCTGGACCTGCTCTTTTTCCTGCTTCTCGGCGTCCGCATCGACGCCAGCCACCTCGGCGGTCTGTGCATTCGCGCTCGCAAGCGCGCTCTCCATCACGTCATTGGGGGTGGACATTGATGTCTCTCATAGCAGGATGGCCGATGCCGCGAATCCTATCAGCAAGCCGAGCGCGAACGCCACCGACGTGTGCAGGTAGGAAAATTGGGGGGTGGGGTCGGACGGGAAGAATCCAGGGTGACGGTCGCTCCAGCGGGGATGGCTGCCGGGATAGGGGGCGCCTTCCAGTATCTTCGCCACCTCGGCGTCGAGTTCGGGGTCGGGCGGGAGGACCGCTGGTGGCTCAGAACTTTCGGCAATGTGGCGGCGATTCATTCCTGCCTTGTACCCCTCAGCGTAGTCGGCAGTGGTGGTGACGCCATTAGGAACGTGAACTCCGCACCAGCCGTCTATTTCTCCGCGCTCTCGCTCGCAAAGTGAGGCTCGGGCCAGTCCGGCTAGGCCGATCACTCCTCGATCCCTATGCTACTCAAATCGCGCACGCTTATTCCCCGCCTCGGCCTTATCCTGCGCCAACATACGCTCGTGCCACTCGTAAGTAAACGGGGTCAGCGTGGCCTCCCGCACGATACCCGTCGAGGCCATCGGACCATTCGCCATGTCGCCCATCGCCCGGCCAAAAAGCGAACCCACGTCCACGAAGTCATCGTGCGCGCCGCCAGGGAACGCGCAGCACTCGTCAACCAGCTCCTCGGCCCAGTCCTTACCGATGGGCAGCCAAACCCTCCCTTCCTCGACCAGTTTCCGGAACGCGCCGGCCTTGGCGACCTTATTGCCGGCGCCAGCGGTGGGCAGCAGCTCGCGCATCAACTGAGGCACGCCACGATCCTTGCACTCCCGCTTGATCAGGCCGCCGACCAACTTCTCGATGTTCCCTTGCTCGCCGATGTATTTCCTCAGTCTACTCCGCCACTTTTTAATCAACCGCACCACCGCCGGCACCGTAATCTCCTCGCCCTTGCGCGCCGAGTAGGCATCCAGGAAATACAGCCGGGGTGCGCCCTCCTCGTTTTTACCGTCATCCAGCCCGGCCACCGCGACGCGGGTATAGTCGGGGTCCGCCGACAATAAACTGTCCGTCAACGCCCAGTCCGCCGCCATGTAAATGCGCAGCCGCGCCGGCACCTCCTCATACCACCGGAAGTCCTCGCGCTTGAACAGAACGCCGTCATCCGGATGCGGAATCTGCTGGTACATCGAGTACCACGCGCGTCGACCGGTGGGCGTGTTCGTGTCCCGCGCACCCAGCGCCGGATCCGACTGCCGCCAGTGCGCCTCGTCCCAGTAGTCCGGCCACAGGTACTCCCCGATCTTCCGCCCCATCGGATCGGTGGCCTCCTGCAACGGCGTCTCGACCTTCGCTGGTAGCGAGATGACCTCCCACTCCAGCCCGTCGCTACCTAAAAAAATACCCGACTCCCCGCGCCACTCGGACGGCAGGATCATCCCGCTCACGTCCAGCATGTGCCAGCGGGTGTTCATCAGGATCAGGCTACCCCCTGACACCAATCGCGACCTAAGATCATCCCGGTACGCCTCCCAGGTCCGCGTGCGAATAGTCTCGGACTCGGCCTCGTTGCGCCCCTTGAGCAAGTCGTCTGCAAACACCACGTCGCCGCGGTTACCCGTCAGCCCCGAGAGGATGCCGCCGCACATATACGTGGAGCCGTTTTCAAGCGCCCACTCATCGGCCGCGCGCTGATCGTGTGGGATGGAGGTCTCCCACAGCTTTTGATACCGCTTGCTCCGACAGATAGCCCGCGCCTTCTTCGACTGCTTCTCGGCCAACTCCGACCCGTAGGACGCCCCGATGATGCGCTTCCCCGGCCACTTCCCCATGATCCAGGTCGGCGCGACCACGCTGGTATACGTCGATTTCGCCGCACCCGGCGGCGCCATGATCATCAGGCGCCCGTGCCGCTTCTCCACACACCGCTGGATGGCCCGGCAGATGACGCGGTGATGCTCGGCCAGGCTACCGTCCACAAACGCATACTCCGAGTCCCCTTCACCCTCGACGATAGGCCGGTCGGGGATGTCGATGTAGGCCGCGTAGGACTCCAGAGACTCCATCGCCTCCCGTCGCCGTAGCAGCAGGTCAGCGGCAGTTTCGGGGCGGGTGAAGTCAGCCACTATTTACAGCCGGAATCCATCGGCATCAATGCCCCATGTCGCCGTGTGTTCGCGATAGTTTGGCGGCTCGCACTCAATCTCCGCGCGGTCGATCACCTCGCGAGTTTCCATGTCCACGATATGCGCCCAGCCGCCAGATGGCGACTTGGTGTCATTCGGGTCCAGCGCCGCTCGCGCCTCCTCGACGGTCGCGTACAGTCCCTTAAAGTCGTCCCAGCCGCCGTTAGCGTAATAGCAGTCGCCGTGGAACAGCGCGAACCGACTCACCGCGACACCAGCTGTATCCGCGGCGCGTCGTTACCGGCACCCACGCTATACACCGTCAACCCCGGCCACCTATTCTCACACCCCCGCACCTCAAACACCGCCGTTGTACCTGTTCTCTCTGGATACGCTCGTCACGGGCGGATCATCGGATAGGTCGCCGGAATTGGAGCGCGACGAATCGGTGGT